CCATTGAAAATCCCCTACTGACCGCGTTTGGTGCCTTGGTGCCAGCCGTGCCGGTTTATTTTGACAACATCACGGCTGCACCACCCAATACAACTACCGAGTACGTTCGTGTCAACGTCACTTTTGGTTTGACCAACGATCCTACGCTTACGAGTAGCGTGGACAATGCCCGTGGCGCAATCATCATCCGCATTTTTACCGAGAAAGGCAAAGGCCCAGCCCGCGTTCAAAACCTGCTTACAACAGCAGCAAACGTCTTTGAAACGCTAAGTAACGCACCTAAACCAGCAACCGGGGTATTTGTACGCACTGGAGCTATCAACGGCCCGATGTTTTCCAGTACAGAAGATGCTCCTTTGTTCATGGGCAGTATCGACACCTCATTTATTGCCACAGTTTTAACGTAGTGTGCATCCGCGCTAACCTATTAGAAGCCGGGCAGTGCCCGCCCCACTGCTCATCCCTTTAGGTACGCCAAATGGCCACTACTGTTCTGACCGGCACGTCCGGCGCCCTCTACTACAAGCCCGCTGGCACCACCGCCAGCTTTGCTCCTGCTGACGTCACCACTGTTGGTGCCCTTCTCAACGTCGGCTCCTACTTCAACTTCAAAGTCGGAGATCCCGTCAAATTCCGCGTCGTCAACCAAGCTGGCGGCACCCCCACTGGCACCCTGCCCGCCGGTATCACCGCTGGCACCCTGTACTACGTGATTGGTTACGTTGCAGCCACTGGTGTGCTGACCGTTTCCGCCACCCTCGGCGGTTCCGTGATCACGATCACCACCCAAGGCACCGCTGTCAGCCCCAACAAGTTCGAGGCTTACTACTCGGATTTTGCCGTGGTTGGCCAAGTCCGCGACTGGACTTTTGACATTACCCGCGCCGAGATCGACGTCACCACTATCGGTCAGACCCCTGGTCAGTACGTCCCCTTCAAAAACTACGTCGCCGGTTTCGGCGATGGCACCGGCTCTTGCACGGTGTACATGGCTGATGACGACTTCGCCTTTGCTAACCGCATGATCGAAGACGTGCTCCAGCGCCAACAGGGTGGTGCAGCCTTCAAGCTGTACACCAACCGCATCATCAGCAGCGGCACCACGGTTGACGAAACCAAGAGCCGCTCGATTGCGATGGACGCCATCCTTACAAACGCATCGATGACAATTGATCCTGACAACGCCCAAACCGTCTCGATCAGCTTCCGTCCCGCTTCTACTCCTACCTTCGACTTCTTGACCACTGCCTGATAATCAGACAGTCGGGAACTGAGCTCCAGCCTCACCGCTGGGGCTTTTTTATGACTACTGCGCTACAGTAAAACAACACCCCCGACACGTGTATGCCCGCCTCAATTCCAACCCGCGCCATCGACCGCCTGCGCAAAGCCGCCAACCTCGAACCCACCAAAAAGCAGGTGGAACTGAGCGATGGCAGCCAATTCGAAATGTGGGTGGCACCCCTGACGATGGCTGAGCGTGAACGCGCCCAGAAAAACGCCAAGTCTGACGACGCCAACGCCTTCGCCCTCCAGCTTCTTATCCAGAAAGCCTGCGACGAAAACGGCACCAAGCTATTCAGCGCTGGCGAAATTGACGTGCTGAAGAACGAAGTCAAGGACCGGGATCTCCAGGTATTGATGCTGGCAATCCTGACCGACGATTCTGAGCCCATCGACCCAAAATCCTAAGCGCCGAACTGCGGAAAGATAACTGGCTCATGCTTCAATTTGGCGTTGCCAAGGAGCTGGGCAAAACGCTCTCCGAAGTCCGGTCCACCATGACAGCCGAAGAGCTACTCGGCTGGAGCGCCTACTTCTGCATCCTCAACGAGGACCAGGAAAAGGCAATCGAAAATGCTAAACGCCGCCGGTAACCACGGTGGCTTTTTATTAGGTAAACTAAGGTACCAGGTAGTAGCGGCGCCGTGGCCTACAGAGCCGATATCGAAATAGGCGTAAAGGGCACGGAAAAACTCCGTGAGCTACGCAGTACAATTGAAAGCCTTAGCGCACAAATAAACAAACTTGATGAACTAGCTAATACATTTCAGGCTCCTATACAAAGCGTTTTAAACTACACAAAATCTGTTCAACTTGCAACTGCTGCTTTAGATAAAGCAGAATTAGGATCACAAGATGAAGCAGATGCAGTTAAAGCTGCAGCACGTGCGCTTACAGAAGAGAATACAGTACGACAAAGGAAAATTTTTCTTCTTGACACAGAAATTCGTAAACAACAAGGACTTTTACGTGCAGCTCCAACTACAGGTACTTTTGAACTAGGTCCCGGAGGTCCAGGATTTAGCGGAGGTTTTACAGCTGGGCAGCGGCAACTAGCCAATGAACAGGCTATTTTACGAACCAACGAAGTACAAAATAAAGTTAGACGTGAAAAACTTCAAATTATTACACGCGAAGAACTATTCGAACTTAAATTACAAAAAATAAATGAACGTAATGCTGCATTAGAAGAAAACCGCAAAAAAGCAAGAACGACTACTGAAAACGTAGCCATCGGCGGAGCATTCCCTCTGCTGTTTGGTGGTGGCCCTGGTGCAGTCCTCGGTGGTGCAGCAGGTGGATTTATTCCAGGTAATCCGATTCTCTCTGTTGTAACCAGTGCCCTCGGAACGCAGCTAGATACGCTGATACAAAGCACTGTAGATTTTTCTAAATCTTTACGCGAAGGAGGAGATGCTGCAGGATTCCTAGAGCAGAAATTAGGTTTTCTGGATCCAACAATTAAAAAACAAATTCAAAATCTGCAGAATTCTGGGCAAACTGCAGAAGCTGCTAAAGTAGCTTTCAATAAACTAGCATCAGAAATTGGTAAAGAGGGTGCAGCAGGTTTTCTACAAGCTGGAAAAAATGCGGAAAGTTTGCAAAACTCGTTCACAAAACTTACTCTATCTATTGTTGCAGCAGGTTTTGCGTTCAATAAATTTTTAGAGGATCAAAAAGGATTTAAATTTGATGTTAACACGCTACCAGGACCTTTTCGGCCTACACAAATTCCAGAAGATGCTGCAACTACAGCAGCCTATAAGCAAAAAACAAAAGAGATACAAAATCAAAATACCCTATTAGGTTTACAGGCTACGCTAAAAGGTATTGACTCTAAAATAGACCTTGATAGTTATGCAGCTATACGACGTAAAGTTGCGCAACAGGAGTACAGTAATGAACTCCTTAAAATTGGTAACCAACTCAAACTAGGAGAAATTGGCCTGGATCAAAATCAGCTGCTTATCCGTTCCGCAAACCTGGAGCTGGCTGGAAAGATAAAAGATATTGAGTTAGATCGTGCAAGGCAACTTGCTCAAAACAATGAACAAGCTGCTCAAAAAGCTAAACAGGCAGCAGATGAAGAAAGTAGAGTTCTTAAATCTGTAGCATCAATACGCAAAGATACTGTAAACACAATTTTAGATGGGGTAAATGCTCAGTTTGAGCTGGATACCTTGTACAAAGGCGAGTATGTAGTTTTAAAAGACCGCATTAAAAATGCTCAGAATGAGCTAGATACTAAAACGCTTATTTTAGATCTCGAAGAAGAAGCAGCTTTAGCAGGTGCAAAAGATGCCCGAGAGCAAGCTGCTATTGTAAAATTATTTGATCAAAAAGCTAAATTACTTCAAACACAAGCTAGTATAGAAAACGTAATTAGGTCAAATAGAGCAGCTGAACTTAAGTACGCAAAAGATTCCTTAGCACTACAACAACAAGGATCTGTTAAACAGGCTGCTTCTGGCGCACTACTGGATATTACGCAAGCACAAGGGGCGTTAAGCATAGCAAAAGGTGGAACTGGGTTTGAGCAGGCTCAAACTGAACTGGCAATACAACAAAATCTCCAGTTAGATCAGCTAGCTAACAGATTAAAAAACATAGATCTACTTAAACAACAAGCAAAGGCCACGGTTGGTGAAGAAGCTAATGTGCTTAACGCAAGAATTGCTACTGAGACAGCTCTGTACAACATTGAAAATGAACGGTTAAACATACTGTTTGCTCTGCAAGAGGAGCAACTAAAATTAAATCAAGTTACAGAACAGTACGGAGGTATTGCCACTGCAATTGGAGATTCCTTTGGTACGTCATTTAAAGGGATTATCAGCGGCACCATGAGTGCCCAAGAAGCTTTGGCCAACTTCTTCCAGAGTGTGGCGGATGCATTCTTGGACATGGCAGCACAAATTATTTCAAAGTGGATCCAAATGACAATCCTCAATTCAATCCTGTCACTATTCCCAGGGGGAGGTTTAGCAAAATCTGGCGGATCTGGATTTAATATGGGAGCAATAAATAACACCGGTTTAAGTACATTTAATCCTGCCAATAGTTTTGCAAATCTCGGGATGAGAGCTGCAGGAGGACCTGTGGCAGGTGGCACACCTTATATCGTGGGTGAAAAGGGTCCCGAGCTGTTCATACCAGGGCGCAGTGGTACCGTCATCCCGAACGATGCCCTAGGCGGCGGTGGCGGCGTTCAGGTTGGTGCCATCAACATCAGCGTCCAGAACAGCGGCGAAAACTTGAGTGCATCTGCCCAAAAGCAAATTGCTGGTCAAGTTCAGAGTATTGTGTTATCAACTCTTGTGGATCAGCGCCGTAGCGGCGGGGTACTGACACGATGACCGCACCGTTCTTTACCAGCCTGGACAGTCTGCGCCTGACATTTGATGCCAGCGTCCAGCGCACCACGCGGACGCAGCGTGTCCAATTTGGTGACGGTTACACCCAACTAATCAAAGACGGTCTGAACGACGAGCTGGAAACCTGGTCTTGCACCACGCCAGCTATGAGCGACGAAGAAACCTGGGGTTTGGAAGCCTTCCTGCAACGCAACAAGGGGCAAGCACTGAGTTGGACACCTCCAGATGCAACAAAACGTTTCTACATCCAGTTTACAACTGGCACCATACGTCTTGGTTACACAGAAATTGCCAATTTAACCTTAAAAAATTATACAAGACCCGCAAACTATACAGCCAACCTAGATACCGGCATTCTTACTTCAGTCAATATACCAAACGCAACTGACGTATACACAACTCTGACACTTTCTCCACGGAATTACCTACTTCAAGATAACTGGAACATCGCATTTATTGCTCCAGGTCTCTATGTAGTCAGTTTTAATCTAACTCGGGTGTATGTATGACACAGATTCCTCCCAACGCTGAAACACTCAAAACACAGTCCACGCAGATCATTGATCTGTTCACGTTGGACATCACTGTTTTGCTAGCCCCTGGTTCTACCGACCAGGCAATTTATAGATTCTGTAACTGGACTCAAGTCGGTGGTAATGATGTGGTGTACCAAGGCGATACCTACACGGCCATTCCAATGCAAGCTGATGGTTTTTCGCGCACCGGATCTGGTCAGCTTGAACGCCCATCCCTTACGTTTTCCAACGTCGGTCTAGCTATTACCGGTTTAACCAACACCTACGACGATCTCGTCGGCGCCACTGTCCAGCGCATCCGCACCCTTACCACCTACCTGGACGGCCAACCAGCTGCAGACCCCGACGCCTTTTGGGGACCAGAGGAATGGGTGGTGGAGCAAAAAGCTACAGAGACACCGCTAAACGTTGCATTCCAACTGGCTGTTCCCTTTGACCTTGAAGGTCAGACGCTGCCAGGGCGCCGGCTTCTAAGAGAGCAATGCCAGTGGATCTACCGCAGCGAAATTGGCTGCCACTACTCGGGTACCGGCTACTGGAATGCCAACGATCAAGCGGTCGGCTCGGCTGCTCAAGATGTATGCGGCAAACGCCTGACAAGCTGCCAGCTCCGCTTTGGTTCCAGTTCCAGCATCCCTTTCGGGGGGTTCCCTGGATTGGTGGATAGGCAAGGCTGATGACACTTTCGACGTTTACCGTTCCCGTTACCCAGTCCCAACAGGCTGAGCTACGCCTACGCGCCGAGGATGCCTACCCCCAGGAAGCCTGCGGGTTCATTCTCAAAGACGGCAGTTTGGTCGAATGCCAGAACCACAGCACGGTTGAAGACCAGTTCATCATTAGCGCGGAAGACTACGCCGAATACGACGAGCAGATCGAATCGGTATGGCACACCCACGCCAATTTCCCCAGGTTTAGCGAGGCAGACATCCGCGCCTGCAAATCTCTGAACCTCCCCTTCGCGGTGTGGGATTGCGGTAGCTCGCAACTGCTATGGCTTGACCCGCGCCAGTCGGCTGGGTTGCTGCAACGCCCCTGGAATTATGGAGTCCATGACTGTTATGCGGCCCTACGAGATTGGTATTTTCAGGAGCTGGGCGTAGAGCTGGGCGACTACACCCGCAACTACGACGGCGAATGGACCTCCAGGGGTTTTGTCTATTTTGAAGAAAACTTCAAGGCCGAGGGGTTTCTACCAGTGCCTGCCGGCCAACCTCTTGAGCGAGGCGACATGGTCATGTTCCGCATTCGCAACGATGTCACCTGTAACCACGTCGCCGTTGTCGAAGATCCCGCCGCCAACATGCTTTACCAACATCTGGCAAACAGGTTGTCGGGTTTGACTTCCTATTCTGGATACTTCCGCGATAATACTTACATGGTTGTGCGGAGGCCAGGCTAGTGGTGACGATCCGGTTATTGGGGGAAGCAGGCCGTCGTTTTGGCCGCCAGTTCAAGTTGGCCGTACAAAATCCGGCTGAGGCTATTCGTGCATTGTCCGTACAGATCCCCGG